TTCCGCCATTGGCATCTAAGAATACATCGACATACTGATTGTTGATTTGATTGAAATTTAAAGTGTCTTCCGCTAGATCAGTTGCACCAATATCACTAAGTGTAAAATAAAAATTTTGTGCAGTTTTACTTGGTACTCTGAAAGTAATTGTACCAAAGTCATCACCGTTATTTGTAACTCCGAGTACATCTCGTGAACTTTGATTTGGTTGTTGTGATAAAACTCCGCTTGTTCCGGGCTGACTTTGTATCCAAAAATTACGACCACTGTCGCTTACATTAAAATTATATTCACCTTCTCTAGCCAATGAAATAGTTGGTAATGTTCCAGGGTAACTTGAAAAAGTATAACCTGTGTTTTCATATTTTACATCATAAGTTGCACGAATAGGAATAGCGTTTGCAAACACACTTACACTATCTGGACCAGCAGGTACCCAATAGTATTGACCAAAATTAACATACTTGTCAAAATCGACCATTGGATCAAAACTATAGTATTCACTATCAAATAATCTATCGTCACGTGTGGTATTTGAACCTTGTAGTGCTAGGCTATCAATGATACCAGGATAGGTAATCGTGTTTTTAATTTCATTACCGTTGTCGTTTGTTTGAACGACACCTGGTTCCAATTGATAGTTGGTGCGGGTTTGTGTTGGTTCTAGTACATAGCTATCGCTGGCAGTTACTCCAGGACCTATTTTACGTCCTATATAACCTTGAGTAGGTTTAAGTTTTGGGTTTTGTGTAAGTTGATCAAGGGTACTACGCAACAACTGCTTGTTTGCAGGTGTTTGAAAAATTTCAGGTAAAAAATCTTCTGAGCGTATACGCTTAGCCATATTAGACTACTCCACTATTTGGAGCAGTACGCAACTGTGTACCAGTAAGTGCATCAATTATCTGTACATCATTGACTGTAGCCGCATTGACAAAAATTTCATTTGCCTGTGAGCGTATTTCATATAAATCACCAAAACTTTTCAGTGGATCAGTTGGTACAAGTACAACTGAACTGATGATGCTTCCTAATCTATCATGTAGGTAAGCACTGAGTTCACTGAAGAAAAACGTATCACCAAAATCCCAATTATCGATAGTAAAGTATGTGTTCATTGCACTTACAACTTGACTTTTTATTTCACTTACACTTGCAGTGCTGGCAGTATTTTTTACACATTTTATTGTTGCTTGTAATTCAACTGCGGCCTTTGTACCAAAAAGAGGTTTGAATGTTACACTATTCAGTATAATATTATCACTGATCATTTTGTATTGATCCAGCGTACTATAACTTGTGGTTAACTCATCTATTGTTGGCTTTGCTGGCTCAGCTACAGTTCCGGTACTGTCACGAATAAAGTTCTGATAAGCAATATAATAAGATTGTGTAACTAGATACAAGTCGATTATGTTTGTAGTTCCTGGGTCAATACGTCTACTCAACGGAGCATTGTGTCGATACTGAAAGTACAAACCTTGTCTTCCTGTATATGTTTCGTATCCTGTTACTTCTGCTATGGTTCTTGTTCCTTCGTAGTCGACTGTGAGCTGATAGAACTTTTTGTCTGTATATGCATAAAACACTTGCTTGTCGGGATACTCGCTTTTAACAAGTTCAATTGCAGATTTTGTAGCAAAAGAACCTATTACTGTACCTTCTGCTAATGGCAAATATCTTTCTAGGTTATCAAAATCTACTGTTTGTTGTAGATAAATTCTTTTGTTATTAGGATTGACAGTTGGAGCAACAAGTGTTTCAAAATAATCTGGATTGTCTGGAATACCGTCGTTGTCAGAATCTTTATAGGATATTCTTACTCTAAAGTCATCTACAAAACCATCTGCTTCTACAGGCTGATCGATAATATCTAAAACTTCATCACTATTAAGTGTCGAACTGCTATCTGGTAAATTGTTTGTCTTTAGTACGTTTATAAAATCATTTATAACTGTACCAGTTTTTGGATCATAAACTTTTTGTGTACCATCATAAAAAAATCTTGTTTCCAAAACACTAGCCCAAAAACGTTGCAAACTACGAGAACTAACTGTATATGTAACACCATCAGTTTCGAAAGCAACTAACCAACTGTTATCTAAACCTGTGCCGCTGGTATTCTGTGCATTGGCAAGGCTGAAAGTTGTTGCACTATTAAGATTTGTGCTTGTGATCACATACCAAGTTTCGGATGTATTATCATAACCAAGACCAAAATCTCTATATAGTTCTATGTTTTCACGCATTGTTGTTTCGATTGCAACTGGCAAATCTGTTACAAAGTTAGGAATAACTTGTGTTGGTACTGCATTAGTCGGAATAAAATTATTAAGCGTAACTGGACCAGTTCCATCAGCATTGTTACCAACTCCAAAATTAGTACCATCAAGTTCTAATGCTGTTACAGTTGCCCATAAAACCATTTTATCACCGGGCAATGTTGGAGATCCAACTGCTAGTCTGTTAGTTGCAGTAAAATATTGTCCAGCTGGTGGAGTAAATTTTACCAGTCCACCTTTGGCAATGTATTTTTTATTATCACTTGCCTGCGGCCCAACTGGTGCTGGTGCATTATTAGACACAAATCTAAAAAAACCAGTAGTTTCGTTGTTGCTTGTAGTGCTTTGACTCCAGTTTAGATTTAATCCAGTTAACGAAGGACGTAAGAAGTTTTGATAATAAAACTCCTGCATTCCTCTACTTGCTAGTACGGGTTCAACTTGATTAACAATAACATCAGTTATATCATTTTGATCAACAAATGTAAAAGTAAAACTTGGTACCGCAGTATTCTCGTATATCATGCCATCACTGGCAAAAATATTTGTACTTGAGTATTTTCCAGTGATATCAACAAGATCCAAGTATCTACTAGTACCAATTGAGCTTCTATTTACAGCTTTGGACTTGATTATAGTTGAATAAAGTGTATATGGAAAATTATTATAATCTTCACCGTTTACCATTCTGTTCTGTGTATAGAACCTAGCTGGTGCACGTTGTTTGATGTCGTTTATATTTTCTCTATTAGCAGCGTTGCTTACGGGTTGTGTTAATGCACAAGTAAAAGTTATTGTTTCGTTACGCCCAGTACGACTTACATATGCAATTGATATTGTAACATTTTGCATTTCGTCTTGATTGATTATATAATTCAATCCATTGGATGCACGCACATAAGTTCTAAAACTGCCAACTGGTATACTACTGAATACACCATCTCCAAAATTAAGATTTATTTGATCATTGGTTCTTGATGTTATGGAAAAATATCTTCGTTGCTCAGGAGTAAGTTCTTCTACTGCTCCACTGTAAATGTTTTCAACATATTCCCATTCGTTTTCGATATTGCCTTGAGAATTAAGTTGATACAACCAAACATCTTCATTGTTAATTCCTTCGATGTTGACATTTACAACTCTGTTTGAAATTCTTTCACCCAGATTGAAATCTAGATCTTGTAAACTACCTTGTTTGAATAGGAAGAAAAAGCCAGTGTTTGCACTTGCAAAACCTTGTTTATCATTTCTATAAAGTATATTAAAGGCACCATTTGGTGCAGGCGAAGGTTCATATACATAGGTTTTGTCTTGCGATGTAGCACATACTGCTTCAAAACCCATTGCAGTGCCGTTAACTGTGCTTGTAAATGGTATAACTGGCAAGAACCCTTGCAGTAAATTGATAGCATACTCATCAGTTTGTACACCTAAAATGGTTTGTGAATTAGCAGGACGACCAAAACGTTGACTGTTATCCAATGCTGCATTGATTATAACTGTGAATTGCTCTAACCAATTTGCGTTTGTAGTGTCATTCCAATTTACTGTGATATTTGATAGGTTTACACCAGTAAAATCAACTACGCCTTCTGTGGTGCTTATGCTCTGTACTTTTAGAAATCCTTGTGCAGCAGTATTACGTTTAGGTGTATAACTTACTAATTCTGCTAGTCTGTTGACACTGTCTCTTCTTTCGGCAGTATCGATAAAATTTTCTCTGGTGTTGAGATCATTTCTAAAACTACCTGCTTGTCCCATAAATGCCATAACATCGAGTAGTGCAATAAATTCACTTGACTCGATATAGTCATTAAAACTTTCTGGATAGTATAAGCGTATATAATCGATAAAGCTCTTGCGAAGTGTTTCAAAATCATAACTTTGAAAGTCTGCTTCACGGTATGTCTGGTAGATTCTTTTCCAATCTTCAACACCAAATATACTAGTCTGTCTTGTAGTCTTAGCCATGTGTATTTCCCTTACCTAGTATTTATCTACAAAATAAACTACGTAGTTTATACTAGACGTCTGAGTATGCGGCTCGTTGTTGTTGATTGTCAAAGAATACAGTTAATGTGTTTGCGTCTTGACCTGCAATTGTTTGTACTTCAAGTTCGCAGAGAAAGCCATTTTCTTGTGCAAAAACATTTATATCTGATATTTGTATGCGAGGATCTTGTGCTACAACACGTTGTAATTCAGTTATGATAGCCTGTGATGTTTGTGCATTTTGTGGTTCAAATATTAGACTCCACATTGTTGTACCAACATCAGGTCTGCCAGGCATTTCGCCTTGCCTTATATTAAGTGCATTCAAGAGGTCGGCTTTGATAAGTTCAAAATCAGTTAGTGTATAATTCTTGAATCTACCTACTGTGCTATATCCGATTACTGATGTCATAACGTATTTATGTGACTATTCCGGTGACTTTTTTGTTAGCCACCACAGATTCAAGAGCAGTATCAATTTCTGTTCGTATTACAGTTCCTGTGGTTCCTGATGAGCCTTTGGTAAATCCTTGTATCTCGGTGCTGATTTTTTGTGTAGTAAGATTTACTGCATACTGTCCACCTTTTACAAGTTCATTCATTTGCCCAGCAGTGATATTGTTGCTCAATGAACCATTCAGAGTTTTGCCAAGAACTGCACTGCCTTCTGTCCATTTCTTAACTGCGTCAACTCCAAACTTACTAGCACCACTTACCAGACCAGCTAGATCAGCTTCATCTTCTAAGCCTGTAACAACGCCTGCATTTTGCAAGCCGTTAAGTCCTTTGGTAAACAAATCAGTTTTTGTTAAGTCCTGGATGCTTTCGTTGTTTAGAAAATCACTTACACCATTGATTCCTTGATTACCAGTCCATACACTTGAACTGCTTAACACAGTGTTGAGGTTGCTTGTAGCATCTTTCAAAAAGAAGTCACTAGTACCAGGTTTCAAAAATCCAGCATCTTCTAGTTCAGGGGCACTGAATCCAAACTTACCTACTCCTTTATCGTTTGATATTTCATTTGCTTTTTGATCAACTTGTTTACTAGATTGAGCTAACATACCTGTGACTTTTTCAGGTGGTATTTTACCAACATTATTTGTTGCATTGGCTTGTTTTTCGTAATCACCTTTTTCAATCTTTTTAATTTCTGTGGCTTCGATTTTGTTGATTGCTTCTTTGGTTTTTGGCTCTAAAGGTACAGTTGTACTAGTACTGGACAAGTTTGTGGTTGTGTTAACTCCTGTACCTCTTTCAGCATAAGGTTCATGAGTTGGCACTCTTGTGGCAATTGTTTCGATTGCCGATGGTTCTGGAATCCAACCTTGTTGCGGTGAAAACTTTGTATCAGGCAACCTAAGTTTTGGAATTTCTTGAGCCTTTGGCACATCGCCTGCAGATCCACTGTTAAGTTTGATACAACCAGCTTCTAGCGTAAGTGCTGATCCAGCACCCCAGCTTCCAGTATTGCTTTTCAACATCATTGAGCTATCGCTTTTCAAACCAATCATGCTTTTGCTATAGGCCAATAGACTGTTTGTTCCTGTGAGGTTGAGACCAGCACTTTCTAAACTCATAGAGGTTTTAGCATGCATGTTGATACTGCCAGTTTCACTGTTTATGTTAATATTTTTATCTGCATGCATGTTGATTTCGCCAGCACTTCTAATGTTTAGACTGTTTGAAGCATAAACGTCGATTGTGCCTTCTTTGCCTAGTTCAATCCAACTTTGTCCGTTGGCATGCATGATATGTATTGTTTGCCCATCTGGAGTATCATTCATCATGATTTGATGGCCTGCACTGGTACGTAGTCTTATGAGATTGTCTTCATTGGTTTGACTTCCATCATCCATTACAAAACTATGTCCACCTTTTCGACCAATTACGTTTACTTCATTTGGTTGTAAAGTTGAATTGTTTAGTTTTTGTTGTAATTGTGCATCAGTAAGACCTCCTGAATAAACTGGTCGTCCTGGTGTGCTTATGCCAAAGCACGTGCTAGGAGATTCTCTTTGACTGTTTGAAGTTATAGGACCAATCAAAGGATCAGCTATCACACCTTGTGCAAGCATTTGTCCGGCAAGAACACTGTGTACTGGTTTTGTTTCTTCAAAAAATCTTGGATTTTCTGCTATTGCTTTGTTGCTATTGTTTATTTCTACTACAGGCAACTTTGATTTGTTAGCTAACAATGGAGAATTGCTATCGTCCACATATTTCTTACTTGCACCAATTGCTGGTACCATATGATTCAATCCTGGTTCTATTGGCATACCCATATAGTAACCTTTGCTCGGATCTCCATCGACAAAGAAACACAAAACTTTTGTTCCTAAATCAGGCGGTGTACCCCAGAATCCGTAACTTTGGTTGTTTCCAGTAAAACTACCTGGTCCAGTTGGTTGTGGTACACTCTGTTGTGTATAACCGTAAAAAGGACTAAGATAATTTACTGTTCGCCAAAGACTTTTGTTATTTTTATCTGAACCTGCTAAATGTGTAATATAAACTTGGAGTCTTCCGCTGCGTGTAGGATCAACATTGTTTACTACCTCGCCGATAAACGGACCGCTCTCTGCAGGTGTACCACCTGCATCTTGTTTAAAGTTTTTTTGAACTCCAACACTTCTTTGATAGTTTTCATTTGCCATTTATAATCCTTATTTAAAAGCACCTGAAGTGGTTCCGCCACCTCTGTTGCCCACTACTGTTGCGCCTGCTTTTACTCTGCGTTTGGATGCTGCAAGTCTTCGTTGTGTCCTTCTTTTCAACAACGAACCGCCAAATCCTGTATTACCGCCAGCATCATCACTTACAGTGTTACTGCCAGGTTTAGGTGGAACTAGTGGTTGCGAACCTCCTGGGTTACCACCTACGGCTGCTGAACTTCCGGCATAATCCACATCGCCATTTATTCCTGACTCTGTAATACGTCTTGTGGACGCATTATTTACTGCAGGTCTTGGCTTAGGAACTATTTCACTTGCTTTATTGTCCAATGGTGTAAGCCCACTTGGTCTTGTTGAACCCGAGATATAATCAGGTGGACGATTTACACCAGTAGGTGTACCGCTTGAACCTTTACCTCTTGGGTCAAGAAAATCTCCGCCGCCTCTTGATCCCACAGGCACTGGTGTTTTCTTACTGGTTCTAACAGTTTCTCCAGAGCCGCCAAAAGCATCCAAGCCAGGTTCTTCAACTACATTAGATTGTAATTTTTTCTGTGCTGGACTATCAACCGCAGTATCAAAAGTTCTAATTGCACCATGTAAACGTTGTGTAAACTGTCCTGCTTTGAAATAATTATATATTTCAATACCAGAAAACACAATGCTTTCTTGTGCAATGTTAGTTTCTCCGGTTATACCACTTTTCTTAAAATTTTCTTTAAACACAGGTGTTAGTCCTGTAGCCATGTCGTAGTCAACTACTCGATTAAAACGTATTTCATATAGGACTTCACTGCTATTACTATTAACACTACCGTCAGCTTCAAAACTTCCAAGGGTAACTTTGTTATAAAAAATTTCACTTTGTGTAATAAAATCTGGATCTCCAACTATTGTAATTTGGCTTTTAGCAACGTCTGCTGGACTATATAACCTTGATGCTAGTTCTGCAGCTGGACGAGTACTTTCGCCTTCTCCACCTTGCATGCTTTGACTAGGAGCAGTTTGAAAAAATTTCTTTTCTGCAAAACGTGCATCTCCTACAACAGTATCTGATTCATCATTCAAACCATCTTTACCAACTGATTGAAGATAGTTACTGTTTACATCAATTTCAAAATCCATTACTTCTGTGTTTTGCCCTGTAAACCAATAGTTAAAAAGTTTATGTACTCCTCTGTACATTGCTGGAGGAAAATATGGAGAACGTGGAGTGTTAATTTGATATCTGCTAACAAAATATTTTATTCTGTACGCATAGTCTTTACGTTTTTGATCATAACCAATAGGCGTTGCAGTTTGTGTAATTCTATACCATTGCACTGTTTTTACTGGCGGATTTTCAATTCTGGCACCTGTTTTTTCGTCAAAGGCAACTGTTTGTTGTGCAGTTATATAGGTGCTGTTTTTTATTACCTGATCAATCAACTGAGTTATTTGTGTACCTGCAGCTATACTATATTCTCTACTGTCTACATCTAACGCTTGTTTGCCCTGATTAAGTTTTTGATTTGGATCTGGGTTGGTTTGCATTGCAGTGCGTTTTTTATCTACAGTGCCTTGTTTTTTCATCTTGGCATCTTTAAGTCCTGCAACATCTTCTAGTTCAATGATGTATTCGTCTGGTATTAAATAGCCTTTCTTTTCAACAATATCACGCTGATGTTGATTTAAGGCATCACTAAGTCCTTGGGTAACAGTTCGGTCAGCAAGACCAACTTTTTTTGCTGGTGGAGTTCTTTCAGCTACTTCAAGAGCTTCGTCATCGTCTGTGTCTGCAATCTGACGTTGCGAGTCTAACAGTTGTGTGTTTCCGTTTAGGAGTGTCTGCACATCACCAGCACTCAGTTGAAAATTAAATGGTATTGTTCCCCTGGCAGTACTGTATCCTACTGTGGTTTGCGGAACTGTTGCTTCAACATTGTAAACCACTGCGTCTGTATTAACTTTATAGGTTATGTTTGAAAATTGAAATGGTATAAATTTTTCTACAAGTGCATTAGGATCACTGGTTTGCTCTGCACCACTTGCAGGATCACTGCTCACTAGATTTCCTTGATCATCGTATCCGTAGAATCGTATAACCATTAAAAACGTTTGCGAGTTGACATTAACATCTTCTATATTCTCATGAGCGGCACATGCCTGCGACAATCTGCTTAACAATGTTATACCTTGAGGTTCAAGTATATTGAATTTCATGGTTTGTACATTATGTGGAGATTGTGTTTCTTGTGTTCCAATAGCACAACGTATTTCAAGATCTTCAATGTAAAAGTCTAAATCAAAGTATTCATTGCGTTGTCCAACTGGTGCACCGCCTGATTGAATAATCAACTGATCTCCAGGCAGAACTTTTTTATCAGTTGAAAGTAGCTGTTTGTATTCATCAGTATTCATGATATAGATAGAAATACTGTAGGTTTGACTTGCTAAACTTGCTAGTTTATTTGGTGTAGGAACAATGGTTTCCATGAATTCTGATGCCACTGCAACCCTTCCTTCAACCACCTGACTAGCATTACCAACACTGTTAGGTGTTGTTGTGGTTGAATCATCATCGGTTGCACGTGTCAAAGCGCCACCTGTGCCACCGCTTTCTACTGTTGTTGAGACGCCGTTTGGTCCAACAGGTCCTTTGTTTTGTGTTTGCGAAAGTTTTACAACGGGTTGTGCACCGCCCACAGTACTAGTTGAACCAGACCCTTTGTTGTCTCCGAGTTGCTGGTCTTCGAAGGTTCTTAGATTGCTTTGAGTAGCATTTGAAGGTTTGTTTAAACTGGTAATTACGGGTTTTACCTCTTGATCAACATTGTCAAAAAAGAAATTATCGCCAGCAATAGGCGTAGTAAATCTTGCAGTGTCAACAGATGCAATTGATTCATTTTTAACAATTGATCCAGCACTATCACGTGGTAGATTGTTTGTTACTTCAAAGCTGTTTTCATTTTTTTGAGTCGTTGTACGTACTTCGCCTAGTTCGCTAGTAAGCACATTTGTCTCTACTATGTTCTTAGTAATTTTTGATTTGGTAGTAACGTATCCAGGTTGGTTTTTCAACCCTTCATTTTGTCCATTAAGATTTTGTAGCGTTTTTCTTGTTAGTTTTACACTTTCGTCACTTTTGTTCCATTCATCAGTGATGTTGCTCCATCTTGCACCAGTCCGTGCTTGTTGTTGCAGACTTTTTACCGCAAGTTTCTGACGGTTTATTTCAAGTTGTTGAGTTAGTCTGGCTGCATTTAATTCCGCCGGAGTTGTCATATTAGATTCCTAATACTGTTTTCAGTGTGGATTCTTGTGGTAGATAGATAGTAGTGCCACTTGTAAAATCAAACAATGGATCTTGAAGTTGATTTGGATTGCGTTGTGCAAATACCCACCAAAGATTTGAGTCACCGTATAAGTCAAATGCCAAAAGATCAGGACGCAGATTGTAGGTTTCGTTAATGGTAAAACTTAAATCATCAATGAGTTTTGGTATTGGTCGATCAACCATTAGTCCAAGATATTGATTTTGAACCACTGGAGTGTCATAATATGCACTTGTACTTGCGTAAGAATTGGCCATTACCAGAATCCTTTCTTGATTAGGTTACCATTTGCATATTCTTTAAGGCTGAATACTTGACTAACTGCTTGTCTACTGACGATTGGTAAGAGATTAATAGTCATTGACATTTTGGTTGGAACATAGGTAGCACCTTTTGAACCGAGGTTACCTGGAGTTGGTTTAAAAGGTTGAGCACCAGCCTGCAATGGTTCACTACCTCCGTTACCTGCGTTTGTTACTGCGGTTTTAAGTCGGTTTAACGCACTGAAATTGCCATTTGAAGTTGCAGTTGCTAAAGGTTTTTGAAACTGCAATTGATCATCTCTGTTTATGTGTCGACTTCTTGCACGTATATAGTTAACATCATTTGGTAGGTTGTAGTTAAATTCTGTGATCGCACAAGGGGACTCATTGAATTGATATTCTCCTAATCCTGAGAGATATAATAAAGGTGGAGGCGAACCACGTTGTGCATCTTGTCCGTAGAACATTTTACTACAACTTTTCAAAAAGTGTATACATGCCAACAAATATTCAGCTTCTATTGTGTCTTGTGCAGTAAATTCGGCTACTATTTGTACAGTTTGTACACTTGAATTTTTATAAAAGTAGTGTTGATAGTTACTGTGTGTTGGCGAATACGCATTGTATTCTGCTCTGTATTGCACATCAATGGTCGGTGTATATGGAAAAATAATGCCGTCGGTTACTGCTAGTGGTGCCAGTATACCTGGATTAGGATCTTTGTACAAATAGGTTGCTTGCGGTGCTAGACGGAGCTTGACACGCCAATCACCATCAGCATTCTTCACACCTGATGCTTCTCGCATCTCATTTACTGTTTGTTGTTGTCTAGCTTTTTCTTTAAGTGCTTGTGCATCAAGAGCTGCTTGTTCTTGTTGAGAAATAGCAGCCTGTTCGACTCCGTCTACGCCTTCACCTTCGGCTCCATCTCCTATATCTGCTGTAGGATCGTCACCTACCAGACTTTCGCCATCATTTTCAACACGATCTTCTGGTGCTAGTATTGGATCGCCAAATTCGTCAAACTGTGCCGCTTCTGTATCACCAAAATCGTCAACTCCGAATTCATTCACTTCATCTGGTGAATTTATTGGATCTCCGAATTCATCAAATTGTGCTACTTCTGGATCGCCAAAGTCGTCTACACCAAATTGATTAACATCTGATGGTGACTCATAGTCTGCAAAGTCATCAACTTCGGCACCAAAGTCATTGTTGCTATAATCAGCAAAGTCGTCAACTTGTGCTGGTGTATTAATTTCACCAAAATCGTCTACCTGAGCACCAAAGTCGTTATTGCTATAATCAGCAAAGTCATCTACTTGTGCAGGAGCTTGAAACTCTGCAAAGTCATCTACCTGTGGCGGGCCTTGAGAGATTCCTGAAAAATCATCTACTTGTGTAATGTTTCTACTCGGCCCGCCAAAATCATCCACTTGTGGAACCGGTGTACCACTGAAATCATCTACTTGTGTTACGTTTCTTGTACGATCACTAAAGTCATCTACCTGTGGAACCGGTGTTCCTGAAAAATCATCAACTGGCGACTCGACTTGTGGTGGACGGGGTGGTGGTGCTGTAGGTACTGGAGTTTGAGCTCCGATTACATCTGGTGGCCGTGTTCCTAGTTCAGGTCTTGGTGTTGGAGTAACTACAGGTCCTTGTGCGTCAAATTCTGCTTCAAATGCCGCAGTCTCGTCTATTGGTGGCCTTGGTGGCGGTGGTGCTGGAAATGGGTCTGGAGCCGGTGTCCTATCACTAAATGCTTGACTTGCAATAGTACCACCACCTTGAAACGCAGTTCCTGAGCCAGTGGTGTTAGAGACAGTTTCTGATGCTGGCGGTGATGTTACAGTTGGAGTTGGTGGTGTTGTAAACGGCCTACCCGTAACTGGATTAATTCTTGTATTTGATGTTGAACTTGATGGCGATGTTACAGTTGGTGGTGGTGTGGTTGTACCAGTAAATGCAGATCCTGATCCAGGAGTTGTTCTTGGAGTATCTTCACTTTGAACGTTTTGTGACTTTTCACTTGTCACCCGTCCAAAATTACTGTTAGCCGCACGTGTCCCTACACTATCAGTTGTATAATTACCCAATTCACTTGCAGGTATATTCGCTAGAGTTGCCAAAGTACCAATAGGTGCTTTTGGATACTGCTGTGCTAGTGCGTTCATTCTAGCGGCTTTTTTTGGATCGTAACCGGCCATAGTGTCTCCTATAGTCTTATTTATGCTCACCAAAAACTGCGTAGTTAATGATTGACTTCTGATAAGTAATGTTGTATAATGTTACAGTTATTAGGCTAAGGAGAATCGTATGCCACAGGTGAGAACACCTAGAAAAGTAAACTATCTAAACAACAGAGATATTTTAAAAGAAATTTGGAAAAGCAAAAACACTTACTGTTCATATCTAGAACGCGAGTATGCACAGTACGATATAATTGTACCAAGTGTTGACAAAATAAATCAACGCACTGTTGCCGAAGCCAGACGAAACAAAGCTGATAGAATCAAAAGAGAAACTGGCGAGATCGTTAATCCTGTTAAACTCAACAACCAGGAACTGGTGTTTCGTGTTGTTTGTTGGGATCATATTCCAATGGTACCAAAAAAACTCACCAAAGCACAGGAAAAGAAAAAAAGCAAATTAGAAGAACTGCTGGAAATGGACGATGTAGATATCGAAGATGATGGATTACAAGAACTCATGAGCGATGTTGAACAAGATCTCAACTATGTAAAACTTAACTTTCCTCCTTTTTGGCACTACATGATTGATGAAAATCGTATTCCATATGTTGTTGGTAAATCGCATTGGGTAGGTGGCATGGAAAACGGATATTTTTCTAAAGATCATGGCAAAATGACAGACAAACTTGCACACATGTTTATAAAACTGTGTGAACGTTATGCAACAAGGTCAAACTGGCGTGGCTACACATACAATGAAGAGATGCGTGGACAAGCATTGTTGCAATTGAGTCAAATTGGCTTACAATTTGATGAGAGCAAATCGCAAAATCCATTTGCATACTACACTGCTACTATAACAAACAGTTTTACTAGAGTCTTAAACATAGAAAAGAAAAATCAAAACATAAGAGATGATATACTTGAACAAAATGGATTGAATCCAAGTTGGACAAGACAGTTCAACAACTCACCAGACGCAAAAAAACTACAACCAGAATTGGCTAAAAAATAGGAATATACATGGGTTTGTTTAAAAAAGCTCTCGTGTTTACAGATATTCACTTTGGCATGAAAAGCAATAGCATCATGCACAACCAAGACTGTGAACAATTTGTTGAATGGGCAGTACAACAAGGCAAGTTGCATAACTGCGAAACTGCTATATTCATGGGCGATTGGCATCATCACAGAGCCAGTCTAAGTTTACAAACCATGCACCATAGTCTACGTGCATTGGAAAACCTATCAAGAAGTTTTGACATCACTTACTTTATTACAGGAAACCACGATTTGTACTACAGAGACAAACGTGATATCTATAGTTTTGAATGGGCTCGTCATATACCTAACCTAAAAATATGCAACGATTGGTTTGAACAGGATGATGTAATACTGTGTCCTTGGCTGGTTGGGGACGATCATAAGCAGATAAAAACTGCAAGTGCCCAGTACATGTTTGGACATTTTGAACTTCCGCACTTTAAAATGAATGCCATGGTTGAAATGCCTGATCATGGAGAAATCAAATCAGAACACTTTCAGCAGTATGGCACAGTGTTCTCAGGACATTTTCATTTGCGTCAGCAGAAAAACAACATCAACTATATCGGCAATGCGTTCCCACACAACTTTTCTGATGCAGGAGATGACCAACGTGGTTGTATGATACTTGAATGGGGCAAAGAACCAGAATACATTGCTTGGCCAGATCAACCATTGTACAAAGTACTTGACTTGTCGCAGGTAATTGACTATGCTGATACCATACTGAAGCCAAAGATGCATGTTCGAGTAAATTTAGACATAGAAATATCCTATGAAGAAGCAAACTACATCAAAGAACAGTTTGCAACCAAGTACAAACTGCGTGAGATGGCACTTATACCAAACAAACGCAGTGCCTTAGAAGAAGAACTACAACCCGGAGACATAAAGTTTGAAAGTGTTGATCAAATTGTCACAGAACAAATTATAAACATTGATTCAGAGTTCTATGATAACAAACTGTTATTAGAAATCTACAGAAGTCTGTAATTATGCTTTACACAAATTTTATCAAAATAGTTAAACAGTATGTGAACATTTTAGATATACTTAGTGTGCCAACCTTTGATCAAGACTTTGACGTGTTAAGAAATAGATTACTCAAAACAAAAAAACAAGAGTATAATCACAGAGATTATTATGTAATAGAACATTATGATCCACAATATTATTTGCCACATTGTCCATATAGTCTAACCACTTTCAATCTAGTACGCACATTTCAGGAAGTTGATATATCTTTAGGAAGAACAATAATATTTACAAACAATCTTGGATACATCAATGAGTTCAAAGTATTAATACCAGAAGACTTGCATCAGTTTGGCTTACCAATTGTGTTTGACAAATACCTGTCAAACATGCCTTTTACTCATATTAAAAGTCAAGATTGTAAAGATTATCAAGATATTCCTATCAACAATACAAAAATTGAAAAAAATTGTTTAACCATGATTGGAAAAGACCGAGTGCATCGCAATGTATTGTATACGCATATCAAAACAAATGACTACCTAAACCAAATTGCTACTGTATATAATGGAGGCGACCGCACACCTTTTTACAAAGGACCATTATGAAGGTTAGGATCTATACTAATACAAAAACCAGAAACAACGAAAACTGGAATACCTATGGAACATTCCAAACTGGCATACATCAAAAATACAAAGATCCAATTATCACTGGTGAATCAGCAGGACACGATAAGATTGGTACAAAGCATTTCCAGCAACAATTTTATCAAAAAATTGGCATTGATATTGTAACAGAAACTGTTTTTGATTACCCTTATCCTAGCATCACAGAAAAAATATTGAGACCAATTTTGAATAAAAGAATGTTTTTGGTTGTAGGACCTGCTTATACCTTGCAATTCTTAAAGACTAAAGGATTCCAAACATTTAGTCCTTTTATCAATGAAGACTACGATGAAATACATAATCCTATTGATCGAATGAATTTTTTGTTACAAGAAATAGATCGTTTGGTAACATTACCAATTGACTCTATACGTGATGCCGTGTTAAACTATAAATCAGTATTAGATTCAAACTTTACTACTGTTGTGAACTTAGAAAAACTCGAACTAGAAGATTTAAAAGATAGATTATCAAAAATATGATTCAAGTCAAAGACCTTACAGTAAAAAATTTTATGAGTGTAGGTAATGCTACACAAGCTATCAACTTTGATAGACAGGATCTCACATTGGTATTGGGAGAAAATATCGACTTAGGTGGTGATGGATCACGTAACGGTACTGGTAAAACTACTATAATAAACGCACTGAGCTACGCACTGTATGGAGAAGCACTAACAAACATACGCAGAGATAATCTCATAAACAAAACCAATTCAAAAGGCATGCTGGTTAGTTTAGACTTTTGTATTGGAGAACAGTGCTACAGAATTGAACGTGGACGTAAGCCAAATGTATTAAAATTTTATATAAATGACAATGAACAACTAGCAGAAGATTACGCACAAGGCGACAGTAGAGAAACACAAGGTGCAATACTAAAACTGTTGTGTATGAGCCATACTATGTTCAAGCATCTTGTGGCACTAAACACCTACACTGAACCTTTTTTAAGTTTAAAACAAAACGATCAAAGAGAAATAATTGAACAACTGTTAGGTATTACACAACTCAGTGAACGTGCAGAAAAAATCAAAGAACTTAGCAAACAGACACGTGATGATATCAAACAAGAAGAAATGACCATTAAAGCATTGCAAACTGCTAATGATAAGATTGGTGAACAAATACAAGCACTCAAACGAAGACAAACACTGTGGATGAACAAAAAAGCAGAAGATGTCAAAAAGTTTGAAACTGCTATCAACGACCTTGCACATGTTGATATCGAAGCTGAACTATCTGCACATGCTGAACTTGCCAGTTGGACAGAATTAAATAATACACAAATACAACTACAAAAAGACATTGCCGCACTAACTGCACAGATTACTAGAGCAGAAAAAGATGTTGCCAGGACTAAACGTGCATTAGAAAGTTTAGAATCAGGAACCTGTGGTAGTTGTGGACAAAGTGTTGCACACATGGAAACACATCAACAACATGTGGCAAAGGCACAGGAGGAATACAATGGGGCAAGTGATTTCCTTAGAGAAGTACAGGAAGGTATTGATGCACTCAAAGCAGATAAAAAAGAAATACCAGCGAGACCAAGAGTTTTTTATGATAGCCTGTCTGATGCACACAATCATCGATCAACACTATCCTCACTTGAAACACAGTTACAAAGCAAACGTGCAGAAGCCGATCCTTACATTGATCAAATAGTAGAAATGCAAACCACTGCCGCTACTGAAATATCCTATGACAAACTAAATGACCTTACAAGACTACATGATCATCAAGACTTTTTACTAAAACTGCTAACAAACAAAGACAGTTTTGTTCGTAAACGTATTATTGATCAAAATCTCAGCTACTTGAATTCAAGGCTTACACACTACCTGGATCGAATAGGCTTGCCACACACAGTCGTATTTCAAAACGATTTGACTGTTGAAATACAAGAACTTGGTAGAGATCTAGACTTTGATAATCTTAGTAGAGGTGAAAGAAATCGGCTAATTATTAGTATGAGTTGGGCTTTTCGTGATGTATGGGAGAGCCTGTACGGAGCTATTAACTTACTTTTTATTGATGAAATGATTGATTCGGGCATGGATACTTCGGGTGTTGAAGCTGCACTAGCCTTGCTAAAGAAAATGGCAAGAGAACGTGGCAAAAGTATTTGGTTGGTATCACACAAAGACGAACTAGCAGGGCGTGTAAATAATCTGTTGAAAGTTGTAAAAGAAAATGGCTTTACAAGTTATAGTACAGATGTTGAAGTTGCTTAATGTTTACAATAGAAATTTTCCACGATCAATTAACAGAATACAAACTTTTTGTAGACGAACAACTTATTTCTGAAGGAATGTGCAACCGGACTGTAGAGCTGTGTGTTCCAGAATCTTTGGTTAGTATTTGGTTTTATCCATGGAAAATAGTACCAACCATTAGAATAAACAATTTTATAGTCAATACCGGTCTTGCTGAGATTGATTTATACGATCATAAATTTGATGTAGAGTTAACAAACGACTTTTACCAAAAATATCATCAAAACGATATTGCCAGTAGAATGGATTTGTTTTATCAAACTGACAATGGTAAAAATAACGAACAATTATTTGACGAGATAATTGGCTTTAACACTCACGATGATGTTGTTAAACAAATTAAAAAGGTATTAGATGTCAGATAAATTTGTTTTTGTATATGTGCCGATACAAACTGTAAGTTACCCATCTGCTGCTTATGGAATGCTAAAACCTGTTATAGACCGGAACAAATTAACAAGTGAATTGTGCGATCTTAACATACTCCTGAATAAAGAGCTTTCTAACAGTGAATTTGATGATCTATACAACTGGTCTGCATATGCTAAATCAGAGATCACTACAAAATTGAAAAATAAAGTGGTGGAAATTGCTTGTAAAAAATTAGGTAATTTCAATGGCTGGTTAGCATTTAGTGTATTCAGTTTTTACAATGCAAGAATTGTAAATTTGTTGCTAAGGCATATGAAAGACAAGCAAAGAAATTTCAAAATTTTACTAGGTGGTAATGGATGTAGTTCTTCATTAGCCGAATTTGATAACAAAGAATTTGGACACTATTGCCTGGATAACAAATTATGCGATTATGTAATTTTTGGCGAAGGAGAAGTTGCACTCAACGAATTGTTAAAGGGAAATGACACCTATCCTGGTATTAATAAAAGTAATTTTCAACAAATCACAAACTTAGATCTTTTGGAGTTTCCTGATTATAAAGGTATAGACTGGTCTGCTTATGTTGATCCAAGACTGATGATTACAGGAAGCAGAGGTTGTGTTAGAAAATGTACATTTTGTGATATTGAACTTTCTTGGCCAAAATTTAGATATCGCAGTGCAGAAAACATTGTGGAAGAAATTAAGAAAAATTTTTACGAAACAGGAATCACACAATTTGAATTCACTGATAGTTTGATAAACGGTAGTATAAGCAACTTTGACAAGTTCAATAAATTACTAATAGAAGAAAAAGCTAAAGATTCAGCTCTTGCTGATATAACCTATACTGGGCAGTTTATATGCCGGCCGCAAAAACAGATGCCAGAACAAACCTATGAATTAATGCACAACGCCGGATGCACACAAATCACAGTTGGTATTGAAAGTTTCAGTGAAAGTATTCGAGATCACATGAAGAAAAAATTTAGCAACGAAGATATAGATTACCATTTTGAAATGTGTGGTCGTTGGAGTATTCCAAATATACTATTGCTTATAATTGGATATCCAACTGAAACTGAACAAGATCACCAAACAAACATCAATGCTCTTTACAAATACAAAAAGTATAGTGACATGGGAACAATTTTTATGAGTCGTTGGGGTTTTACAATGCACATATATGACGGAACTCCAATAAGTGCAATGAAAGAAGAATTAGGAATAAGAGACAATAATAGTAATGTACACGGAGATGCAGTTTTTAATTGGATCAGCACTAAAAATCCGGGATTAGACTTAGCAGAAAGAATTCGACGTAGAGTTGAATTACACGAAATAAGTCATAGGTTAGGATACACCATGCCTAACAGTCGTAAAGAATTACAAACCTTGTTGAGTATTGCAAAAGACTATACAAAACAGAAAAATTTGGTTGCACAATGATGTGGATGTATAAAGGCAAACAAGTATCAGATATTCCAGAAGAATTTATTGGATTTGTATATCTAATTACAAATACAACAAATAATAGACGATATATAGGTAAAAAACTTACACAATTCAAACGCAGTAAAAAACCACTCAAAGGCAGAACCAACAAACGTAGATACACAGTTGAATCAGACTGGCGTGATTACTATGGAAGTAGCGACGAGCTTTCTGCTGATGTAGAAGCACTGGGCAAAGACAAGTTTAAACGTGAAATATTATTTTGGTGTAAGAGCAAAAGTGAACTGAGCTACATTGAAGCAAGAGAACAATTTACACATAAAGTACTAGAATCAAAACAATGGTATAACGGGCACATACGGGTTCGTGTACACCAAAAAGGCATTTTAAAAGAATAATTAAACCCCCAGATAATAATGTCATAAACAATATGACACAGGCACTACTAGAGCAATGCTCAGAGCAACTTTTTAAATTTCCCAAGATAATATGACATCGTTTGATCGAGGATGCTCGATCCACCTTGAAGTTTGCCAACGTGAGTTGTAGCCAACAGAACTGGTGCGTCAAAGGATATAGCTAACTTAAGGCTAGAATGATATGGGCTCTGTGAAACAGATACAACCCATGCGTTAGTATACTTTGCTTGAATGGGTATACATAACGTTCCGTTGTGAGACAAGGCTAGAGTAAGGGGTACAGCACAACCGCCCCTGTTACAATGTAAATCTCTTTATTCATGTGACTGGACCAACTCAGATGATGACAGTTAACTTGCCCGTAGTAGGGCAAGTATGACTAAACTATCTAGATGATAACGGAGTAATTGTTGCTGAACGATAGTGAAGCAAAAGATGTCTTTAGACATCTAATAAGTATGTTTATGGGTCTGATTAAGTTTAAACATTATACAAAAAATATAGCAATAGTACGCAATCATAAATGCAGTACCACGACTATGTTGAGTTATGTAGCACAAGCACTGTGGAATGCAGATCCAAAAGAAGAACAGTACTATCAAAACTTTCAAAACGAACGTCCAGGAGTTTATAATAAGGCTAGGCAATTTGACGAATATAAGGAGGATCTGCTTGATGCTGATCTACGAATCGCACTGTGGCGTGATCCTATTGAAAAGTTTGTAAGTGGGTTTCATCATACAATGAGCAATCCTGCAAATAAAAATTTGTGGATCAAAACTCCAAGTTTGTTAAACTTTGTTAAAGATATTGATGTGTATAGACAGAATCCAAATGTAGCAGATCATTGCGAAACAAACACCGCACGATTAGGCAAAGACAAAAGCATTTACACACACATATACAATTATAAACAGGTGCACAAGATAGCAGAACTGCTCGGAGTACCAGCATTGGATACGCATCATCGCAAAGACAACACCATGCGTGCCGGACCGACTGATCTACAGAAACTGCGTATTAAACAGGTGATGTTAGAAGATTATGTAAATGGTTGGTGCTAGTCTGGATAGTCTCTATAGAGAAAGTGTTGTATGGTTTCTCCATCAACCCACTTATTGAAGCCTACATGTTCTGTTTCAATATCATCCGCATTGGATACCACATGCGACATAGCATCATCTAGTGCCTGCATGGTTTCAAATTCCATATCAATTCTAAACTCTGGCAAGTCCATTGAACGGAATCCTAGCTTCATTCTTGTGATTCTGTAGGCATGCATAGTGGGTAATTTATCTAGGAAAAGCTTCATGTTAGCAACAAAAGTTCGTGCATCTATACCTTCTTTTACATCGGCATAAACTGTGTAAACGTTCATTATAATCTTCCTCCTAGTATTTCAAAGCCGTCAATTTTTGTTTTATAATCATCTGCTTGACCGAGATACAAATAGTCAAAACCACGTTTTTTATATATTGCACACTCGTTTTTTAGACTGCGTATGCCTAGTCGCAAAGCTGGATTCCCATAGTCCCAAGCAAACTGTAAGGCTTCTACATTTTTCTTATTATAGCATCTAAGTAAACTAAATGCAACCAGTTTTTCTTCCTTGTTGTAGTAACCGTATACTTCGTTTTTTTCATCATAGTATTCTTCGGGAAAGATAGGCATTACACTTTTGAATTGTTTGTACTTGCAGTAAGCATCATAGATTGGTTCCAGTTGATGCGGAAACGGACAGGTAATTTTTTTACAGTTTGGCATGAGATCATAGTTTGTCTGACTAAGATCAATTCTTGCGTATATCATTTTCTTGGATCTTTTCTGTGTGCAAATACTTCTTGCAGGTATTCCTCGTTCCATCCATCATAGTAGCCTCTGTGTGCTAACATACGTGCATGGTCGTTTAGTTTGGTTTTGTCTTGTATTAATACTAGTGCATATTTACCCATATTGAAACAAACACCGTTGTGTGTTTCAACAGTGTCAGGATGATCTGCTAGTGCTAGTAGATTGCGTTTTCGAAAACCTTTGCTTGTGTTCATTGTGTCGACTGCCCAGTTGAAGTAGGCATCGTCATACTGATCAGGTGCATAGGCAAATATCACAACATCATTTTTACCCAAGTACTGTTTCTTAGCAAACAAAAATAGATCACGTTCAACATCTGCGCCTAGTCTTACGTCATATTTGTTTCTCAGTCTTGACTGTCTAGCAAACGGACAGGGTGGCCAATTGCCTAGTGCTGGATGAGGCACTTCTACAAAGTTTACCAGCCAATCTTCTATATCGGCTTTTACTTGATCGATTACCAAAAGGGTTGTCCAGTCTTTTTTGCAGTTTCTAGGTTTTCCTTAATAAGACTGCCTATGTATTCACGTTCTGGTTGACTCATATGTACTATTTCACTGTAGGTCACACCACCTCGCATGTACCATACCATTTTAAGCATGTCTTCTTTAAGGCCCTTAACTTCTTTGTCCATATCCTGAATAATCTTTTCAATACGTTCAGGAGAGGATGTTAAGAGCCTGATGCGAAAAAATTAGCAACATTCAGTGTAAACGGAGTTTCGTATTGATTTTGACACTTGTCGCAGGTGATGTTCAATGGTTTTATTTCACTGGCTTCTTTGATGTGTTCAATCTTTTTTCGTATTTTATCAAAGTGTTTGTTGTCGCAGTTTTGCAAGTATTCTTTGATGTGCGTTTTATCAACTACTATATCATCACCAGCTTGTATCATTGCTATGCTATCGGCTATGGCATTGAGTGTGAGCAAACTTATATTGTTAAATGCTTGTTGTATTTTTTCTAGTTTCTCTTCTTCAGGCAAATCACTAGTTGGTAACGCTTCTAGCATCTTTTGATCTTGGAATTGAACAAGACTGTTGTCATTTTGTTCTTTGTAGGTCAACGGTTTGAAATGAATACTAACATCACCATTTACAACAGGCGTAGAATAATCTGGAACACTGATGCTTTCTAGGATTGTTCTAAGATCAATTCCAAAGTCACTTATTTCTTCGCACTTTGGACAGGTGCTTGTAAACTCCATTTCATGACCATAACTGGCCATACGTATTGATATCAACAGTGTGTCTAGATCGGCAGTGCTTATCTGCCATGGGTCTTTGAATGCTGGCACACAACTTTTCACAACATTTGCAACTGCGGCTCCGTTGAATAATGCGTCAGCAGTACGATATGATATCTCATCCAATGCAGTCATTGGATACACAGGTAGCTCTCCGTTTTCTGGCATGTCCACTATTGATTCATCATAGTATGCACCTTCACTTGGCAATTTTATATAGATTGCTGGTTGCCTAAAATGTTTTGCAAGTGGATTTTGTTGTTTTACTTCCATGTTTTTTCCTACATAAATACTGTTAACAATGTACTTATACGGCGAAAAAACGGGCTTTTAATAAATGGCAGACGACGCAACCATCGAAGAACTTACCAGAGCGGTCCAAAATCTTACCAACATTCTTGCACAAGGTAAGAACATAGATCCAAAAGAAGTTTCCAAAGTCGAAATGGCTTTGGCCAAAGCCCGTACATCGATTAGCTCAAATCAAGACGCAACAAAAAAGAATACCGACGCAGTTGACAAAGGCACCAGCAGTGTAGGAAGATTTGCAGGTGGTGTTAGTAACCTTACAAAGAGAACTGTAAACCTAGCAAAAGATTTAAACGATGCCGCAGGTGCAGTTAGAGAAAACAGAGAAGATTTTACCAGTTTAAATCCAGCAATCAAACTGACAGGCGACACAATAGCCAAAACAGGACAACTTACAGGTGGTGTAGTTGATGCACTCGGTGATGCACTCAGTGGTATTCCTGTTGTTGGTGGACTAGTTGGTGGACTTGTAAGTGGTGTTGGTAAAATAACTGCCGCTCTAGCAGAAGCAGCTGGAAATATAATCAACACTGTCGGGCCTATGCTCACTGCAGAACTTGAACGTGCAAGTAAAGCATATAGACAAGCAGGACAGGTTGGAGCATTAGGAGCAGACGGGTTAAGAGGATTAGCAAACCAAGCCATAGATGCTGGACTGAGTTTTACTACTTTTGCAGGAGTAATTAACAAGACTGCACCTGACTTGGTGTTTGCACTAGGTAACAGTGCAGATGCAGCCAAAACACTAGCAAGTACCAGTAAAGAAATGGCACCGTTTAGACGAAACTTACTTGCTCTTGGTATTACAGTAGAACAACAAAATGAACTTACTGCTGGTTATATTGGATTACAACAGAGATTAGGCAGGAATGAAGCCAGAGACAGTAGAGCACTAGCACAAGGAGCACAAAATTACATCAAGAACCTAACTGAACTTTCGAAGTTAACAGGTAAAAGTGTACAAGAACAACAAAAAGAACTTGATGATCAAATGCGTAATGTTCGAGCATCAGCAGCCATACGTGAGGTACAACGCAAACTTGGCGGGCAAATGGGTAAAGATGCCGCCGATCAAATTCAAGGTGTAACAAGTGTATTGAAACAACGTGCTCCAGCTATTGCTGCTGGTTTTGCTGATGCACTAGGTGGCAATCTAGGAACTGATGCGGCTCGTAACTTTCAACAAGCAACTGGACAAGCTGGACTTGCAATTATTGAACAGTTAAAGGCAGGGCAAATTGACAGAGACACTGCACTTGCTAAAATTCAAGAAGCAAGTGCCCAAAGATATCAAGCACTAGGCGGAGACAAATTTGCAATGGCCGTTGGTGGCATGAACACTGCACTTGAACCAGTGATACTTGATTTACAAAACCTAACCTTTGGTGCTAAGTTTGGCGAACAAGTTGGGAAAGTTGAACAACAGGTTAATAAAACTGCAAAAACAACTGATGGTGTTACTAACTCGATGATCAATGCTCAAGAAGCAATGATTAAATCTGCACAAGCACTAGACAAGTTAGCATTACAAACAACTCTACCTCTAGCGGCCAAAGGTATTGAAACCTTTACCAGTGCAATGGTAAAGTCCACTACAGAACTTACAAAGTATATAGGAAAAAGCAAAGAAGAAATTGCGGCCATGCTTAAAGAACAAGCTGGCCTTAGCACCGAAGGAGTTGAAAAAGGTGATATAGCTTTAACAAGCGGAATATCAGCTTTAGGTGGAGCAGGTATTGGTGCTGCAATAGGTACTGCAATTCTACCAGGAATTGGAACTGCAATTGGTGCAGGCATAGGTGGTCTAACCGGATTGGTCTCGGGTATGTTTGCTAGTAAAGAAATGGGTGTAGGCAAAGATATGATCGACTTTGGCGAAACCTTTGGAAAAGACAGCTGGCTTGGAAGTTTATTCAGTGAAAAGAAAGCATTAGGTGGTCCAATCAAAGCTGGAGGCACATACACAGTTGGAGAAAAAGGTCCAGAATTATTGGTCAGTGGTACTGATGGTATGGTTATACCAAACAATCAATTACCAGATATATCTAGTATTTTAGGTGGTTTAGATATAGGAGCTATAGGCAGTAATCTCACCAGTGGAATTCAAAACATAGCAGGACCTGCAGGTGGAATGAATCTTGGTTTAGACAACACTGCTCTACAACAAACACTACTTCCTGCAGAAACCACTGATACAACTGCACCTGCTATGACTGGTCAGAACCAAAATCAAAATGTGTTAGGTGAAGCACAGATTGCAAGACTTGACATGCTGATTGCAGAAACATCCAGAGCAAATCAAATCAATACAAAAATACTGCAAGCCGCACGGTCATAAGGTTGACAAAGTCTTGTTTTGTGTTATGCTAAACATTAGGGTCATAAATACTCTATAACAAAGAGTACATTGGAATTCGCATGTCTTGGAAAAAATACTTTAAATCTGTTGGTAATGCAGGCGGTCAACTTAGTCCTATAAGTGGCAACAACTACCGAGGTCCAAACTATGGATCAGGTTCAAGTGGCGAATTTGGTTTCAAAAACTATCAAAGCCATTTGCCTGAAGTATACACAGGTCATCCAAATAGAATAGAACGCTATAATCAGTATGAAAACATGGATACTGACAGTGAAATTAATGCATGTTTAGATATACTTGCAGAATTTTCAACACAGGAAAACGAAAGCAACAACACACCATTTGAAGTGCAGTACTCAGATACTCCTACAAACAATGAAATTGAAATAATTCGTACTCAACTAAAACAGTGGACAAAACTCAATAGGTTGGACCAACGTATTTTTAAAATGTTTCGCAATGTCTTGAAGTACGGAGATCAGGTGTTTGTGCGTGACCCAGAAACATTTGAAATGTACTGGGTTGACATGGCCAAGGTTGTGCGTGTAATTGTAAATGAAAACGAAGGCAAACGTCCTGAACAGTATGTGATACGTGATATTAATCCAAATTTTGAAAACCTCAGTGTTACTAGTAAGAACACTGTGGACTATGGTGCCGGAAATACTGGACAGATAAACGGCACAGGTGGTAACGGTGCAATGGGCGGCGGAGCAAACTATAACATTCCGAATACACCTAGCACTGGCAGTAGATTTGAACACACCATAAACGAAACCGTGATTGATGCAAAGAATGTGGTGCATCTCGGACTCAGCGAAGGCTTGGATTTTTACTGGCCATTCTCTCAGAGTGTACTTGAAATGATATTTAAAGTATACAAGCAAAAAGAACTGCTTGAAGATGCTATACTGATTTACAGAGTACAACGTGCCCCTGAACGTAGAGTTTTTTACATCGACGTAGGTAACATGCCATCGCATCTTGCAATGCAATTTGTTGAGCGTGTGAAAAACGAAGTGCATCAAAGACGTATTCCGTCTGCACAAGGCGGACAAGGTGCTACAACAATGGATACCATGTACAATCCACTGTCAATCAATGAAGACTACTTCTTCCCGCAAACTGCAGAAGGTAGAGGATCAAAAGTAGAAACCTTACCTGGTGGCGAAAACCTTGGTCAAATTGATGATCTCAAATATTTCAACAACAAGATGTGTAGAGGACTGCGTGTACCAAGTTCATACTTGCCCACTGGTCCAGATGACTCAGATCGCCCGATGAATGATGGACGTGTTGGTACTGCACTTATACAAGAGTATCGATTCAATCAGTACTGCGAGAGACTGCAAAGACAAGTTGTACTTAAACTAGACGACGAATTTAAAATGTTCATGCGTTGGAGAGGTTTCAATATAGACAGTGGACTGTTTAATATAAAGTTCAATCCACCCCAAAACTTTGCAAGTTATAGACAAGCAGAACTAGATACAACAAGAATACAAGCATTTAGTGCGTTAGAGCAATTGCCTTATATGAGCAAACGTTTTCTCATGAAACGTTATCTTGGTTTGTCCGACGATGAACTACAAGAAAACACTGAACAATGGCAAGAAGAAACTGGACAACCAATTGAAACAGAACCTACTGGAAATGATCTACGTACCGTTGGTGTTAGCCCTGGTGACATAGAAGGCGATGTTGCAATGGGAGATGCAGTAGCTGGAGAAGAGGCCGCCGCAGAAGCACCTGGTGGCGAAGAAGTTGATGTGAGTGTAGAAGCTCCAGCAGAAACACCACCAGCATAAAAATGTTCTTGAATTTATCTATCGAATTTAGCGAAACCGATCCTGAAATCTTTGTAGATATTTTATATAACAACAATTTTGTTATAACAGATACATTTAGCAAAGGGTTTAAAGAATATACAGTTGAATTTGAGGATACTGACGAACACACAGATCAATGTGTGACTTTTAGCATGCGTGGTAAAACAGAACAACATACCGTCGTGAAAAACAATGAAATAGTAAGTGATGTGTATGCAATGATAAAAAATATTACCATTGATGAAATTGATGTTACAGATTTATACACAGAAGGCACACTTTGTTATCATCATTTAGGCAGTAATAATAAACAAAATGGACCAGTGATAATTGATGAATTCTATGGATTTGTTGGTTTTAACGGAGATGTAAAATTAGAATTTACAACTCCGCTTTGGAAATGGTTTAACAGTAAATGTTCTTAGATCTAAATAAAATTACAAAACTAACAATTGAAGCATCGTCTTTTTGCAATTTGCATTGTCCTCAATGTCCAAGATTTGATTCCAAAGGTTTTTTAGATAAAAACCTAACCACAGGACATCTCGATTTTAATAATATAGAAAAAAATTTACATTTAGAAAAGTTACCAAAACTAGAGGTTGTTACCTTTGAAGGAGACTATGGCGATCCAGCAATGAATCCTGATCTACTTAAATTTATAGATTTTTTCAAAGACTGCAAAAAAGTGAAACTGTATACAAATGGGAGTATAAGGGGCAAAACATGGTTTAAAAAGTTAGCCACTTACAAAAATGTAGAAACTACTTTTTCAATTGACGGATTAGAAGATACAAATCATATCTATAGAATTAATTCAAATTGGAACAAAACCATGGACAATGTAAAATCATTCATTGATGCAGGAGGAAATGCAGTTTGGAAAATGGTTGTATTCAAGCATAATCAGCATCAGATTGAAGAAGTACGTAAACTATCACAAGATTTAGGATTCCAAAACTTTGAGTATGTGCTTTCTAATAGAAACTTTTATGGATCAAATATTTGGCCAGTACATGTTGAAGGCGAATACAAGTATGATTTAGAAATGACAACTGTATCAGATCTTAACATAAAAAAGAAAAGCCATACATTCGCCAATGATATTGATAATTTTACAAGTCCTACATGTAGCTGGATCGAAAAAGGTATAATGTACATAAATTATCTTGGTCGGCTTATGCCATGTTGTATGACATCGGGAACTACTTGGAAAAATACAATTTCTGACAGATTGTTCAGAAAAATTATTGGAAATATCGACGATATTGATCTAAACATAAACGACATAGGCAAAATAGCACAATCAGATTTTTATCAATTTAGACTACATAACAGTTTTTCAAGTCAAAAAACTTGTCATAACCTTTGTCTATCAAATTGCACAAAAAAAGTAATTGGATAAATATTTTTATGAAACTATTTGAATTTTACAATCACGATCAAGCCGACGAAGATTACCAAGATCAAAAGGACGATAACAGTGTTCCTGAACTGGGTGAGCTACGCAAAACTAAACTTACACTCAAGCAAATTTCAAAATTGCGTAGAATGTATGATATGCGTAACTATGAAAAAACAGAAGATCTCAAAAAGATTCAAGCACAATTTGCTCCACCTCCACCACAAATGTAGGTTAGCATAGAAAAAAATTCATTTTCTACCCATTTTACCCCTATAAACTACTAGTTTTTTAATTTCTTTGTAAGTACTATACTGAGCCCAATACTTAGAAGGAATATTTCATGAACAAATTTGAGCAATTAATTGAATTCGTTATCAACGATGACGAAAAGAATGCAAAAGCACTTTTCCACGACATAGTTGTTGAGAAGTCAAGAGACATATATGAAGAGATTATGTCTGAAGAAGAAATTAAAGAAAAGCAAGGCTATAAGGACCGCGAAGATGAGCATTTAGGTGCTAAAGACGGTGCTGAAAAAGGCAAGAAACAATCCATGAAAGATCGTAGAGATGATGAAATGGGTAAGTTTGGAAAGCGTGATGCCGAGCATGATAACAAACAGAAAATTGATGATGACGTAAACGAGTCAGAAATTGGTGGATCTCAGGTTGACGATTTAATTGATGAAGTCGAAGCTGAAGAGCAAGGCGTTAGAATGGAAGACGAAGAAGAAGAGATCGAAATGATCGATATCGACGTTGACGATGATGACGGCGAAGAAGAATTGGAAGATCGTGTAGTAGACATCGAAGATAAATTAGACGAACTAATGGGTGAATTCGAAGAGTTAATGGCACAGGTTGACGATAACACAGACGACATCGAAGGCGAGCAAGATGAGATCTCAGACATTGATAGCGATACTGACATGGAGCAGGACGAGATCGATGACATGCAGGCAAAAATGGACGAGCCAATTGATGTTGACGTAGAAGTAGAAGGTTTTAATGAGGCTGTAGATTTAGTTCCAGCACCAAAGCCGGTTACAACTTCACCAGCTAGTAAAAGTCCAGTAGCTGCCAACTCAGGTCAAAAAGGAATGGATGCACATCCAGTCGATTTTGATGATGGTAACAAAGGCGCACAAGGTCGACCAACACCAAAATATGGTGACATGGACGGAACCACAAAGCCAGACGTAAAGCCAGCTCCAAAGCCTGAATTAGCACAAGCGTCTGGTGTTAACACCAAGAGTGTTATAGACTAATCTAGCAAAGGACCGAGTATATGGGACAGCTATACCTAAGAGAAGACCTTACTTTTGAAGCCGCAAAGATCAACATTGTTGAAGGAAAAGACGGTAAGGATCTCTACATGGAAGGCATCTGCATACAAGGTGACGTGAAAAATGCCAACGAACGAGTATATCCAGTAAGTCAGATTTCAGAAGCAGTGGACACACTGAACGAGCAAATCAAATCTGGAAACAGCGTGTTAGGTGAAGTAGATCATCCAGATGACCTTAAGATTAATTTAGACCGTGTCTGCCACATGATAGAACGTATGTGGATGGACGGTCCGAATGGTTACGGAAAACTTAAAATTCTCCCAACTCCAATGGGGCAACTTGTGAAAACTATGTTGCAATCTGGTGTGAGATTGGGCGTATCGAGTCGTGGATCAGGTAATGTTGATCCACATAACGGACGTGTCAGTGACTTTGAAATAGTCACTGTAGACGTGGTCGCACAACCCAGTGCTCCAAACGCATATCCAAAGGCGATTTATGAAGGACTGATGAACATGAAACATGGACATCATATTTTAGAAATGGCTCGTGAGTCTGGGAAAGACGGCAAAATACAAAAGTACCTGAAAGACGAAGTTTCTCGTCTTATCAGAGACCTAAAAATTTAGGAGAATCGCATGTTAGATGCTATTAAACCACTATTAGATAGCGATCTCGTCAATGAGGATACTCGTACTGCTATTGCTGAACAATGGGAAGCAAAAATGGTAGAGGCCAAAGAGACAGTGCGTGCTGAACTTCGTGAGGAGTTTGCACAACGCTATGAGCATGATAAAACTGTGATGGTAGACGCCCTAGATAAAATGGTTACAGAAGGCTTGGCCAATGAAATTCAATCTTTGCAAGAAGAGAAGAAAGCATTGGCTGAAGATCGTGTTAAGTTCCACAACAAAATGAAAGAAAATGCTGATAAGTTTAACGGCTTTTTGGTAAAACAACTTTCAGAAGAGTTAAAGGAACTTAGAGCAGATCGTAAGGTATCAAAAACAGGTTTTGAAAAATTAGAAAAATTTGTTGTTGGTGCTTTAGCTGAAGAAATCAAGGAATTTGCAAGTGACAAGAAAGACTTAGTGGAAACTAAAGTAAGACTTGTTTCACAAGCACGCAATAAACTTGATAATCTGAAGAGCAAGTTCATAAAAGAATCTGCTAAGAAGATATCTTCTACTGTTTCTACACATCTTAAAGGTGAAATGGGTCAACTTAAAGAAGACATAAAAATTGCTCGTGAGAACAATTTTGGTCGTCGTATCTTTGAAGCATATGCAACTGAGTTTGGTGCAACACATTTAAATGAAAATGAAGAAGTACGTAAACTTAATGCAATTGTTGCTAAAAAAGATAAGCAGTTGGCTGAAGCCATCAAATCTCAAGACAAGGCGAAAGCTCTTGTTGAGAGCAAAAATAACGAAATCAAAGTTATAAAAGAAGCCAATGAGCGTGATGCTACATTGGACGAGCTTCTATCTCCTCTCAATGACGAGAAGAGAGAAATTATGACTAACTTACTTGAAAACGTTCAGACATCTCGATTGAAGAACGCTTTTGAAAAATATTTGCCAGCAGTAATCAGCGAAACCAAAGCAACTAAAAAGGCCGCAAGTTTAACTGAAGCAACTGGTAATAAAACTGCAAAGGTTGTCGACAAAGCCACTAACGATGCTGAAAGCAACGTTATTGACCTAAAACGCCTAGCAGGGCTTTAAACTAAAAAGGAGACATTTAATGTCACAAGAACTACTAGAAAGCCGTTGGGGTGAGACCAAAGAAGCCCTCCTAGAAGGATTACAAGGTGCTCGTCGCTCAACAATGGGTGTTATCTTAGAAAACACCAAAAAACACTTAGCTGAGAACGCAACAGCGGGATCAACTTCATCAGGTAACATTGCTACTCTTAACAGAGTGATTTTACCTGTTATTCGACGTGTAATGCCAACTGTTATAGCCAACGAATTAGTTGGTGTTCAGCCAATGACTGGACCAGTCGGCCAAATCCACACACTTAGAGTACGTTATGCTGACGCAATGACTGACAACTCTGCCGCAGCTACATCAACAGCAGCTGGTGAAGAAGCATTGTCACCATTCAAGATTGCAACTGCATACTCTAACAACACTGGAACAGCATCAGGTTACGGTGGAGCAAATACAGCAACTTTAGAAGGTCAACCAGGTAATAGAATTAATGTACAGATCCTAAAGCAACCTGTAGAAGCAAAAACACGTAAGCTATCAGCACGTTGGACATTTGAAGCAGCTCAAGATGCACAAGCAATGCACGGCATTGACGTTGAAGCAGAAATCATGGCAGCATTAGCTCAAGAGATTACTGCTGAGATCGATCAAGAGATTCTTTTATCTCTACGTACATTAGCCGCAACTGAATTCACATACAACCAGGCTGCAGTATCAGGTACTGCAACTTTCGTAGGTGACGAGCATGCCGCTTTAGCAGTGTTAATAAACAGAACAGCTAACTTAATTGCACAACGTACAAGACGTGGTGCAGGTAACTATGCAGTTGTTTCACCAGCTTCATTAACAGTGTTACAATCAGCTACAACATCAGCATTTGCTAGAACAACAGAAGGTACTTTTGAAGCACCAACAAACACTAAGTTTGTAGGTACATTAAACGGTACAATGAGAGTATTTGTTGATTCATATGCAGCTGACACTCAAGCAGTATTAGTAGGATACAAAGGTGCATCTGAAACAGACGCTCCAGCTTTCTACTGCCCATACGTACCGCTAATGAGTTCAGGAGTTGTACTAGATCCAGCATCATTTGAGCCAGTAGTAAGTTTTATGACTAGATATGGATATATCGAGTTATCAAACACTGCAAGTTCATTTGGTAATGCCGGTGACTATGTGGGTGAAATTGCAGTTAGCAACTTATCATTCTCATAATATAACGCTTAGCTTTATTAAAAATAGCACCTTCGGGTGCTATTTTTTTGACATAAATACCATTGCACAATAATGTGTTTATGCGGAAACCAACCGCGTACCCGCTAGAACGGGACTTTATAAGGAGAAAACAAATGGGAAGACCGTTAAAAATAAAAATATCCGATACACAAGATGCAGGATTTAATAACCCTGGTGATGATGTTGCAGGTAGAACACCAGCTGGAGAATTATTCTACGGAGTAGTTGGTGGAGACACTGCTACTAGTGATTATACATTTCCAGTGGTAAGCACAAGAATTAGACCAACAGGCGGTAGCATTACTGCTGAAGGCGATGGCTTTATTGTACGCCAAAAAGGAGCTTCGAAGTTCTTGGTATCAAGATTAGATGCAAGTGCAATTGACCCTGCAAACGCAGTGGTTGGTTCACAAATAAGAATTGTAAGTGTCGGCGATACTGACTGGGTTGCAATGGGTGCTGGTGAAGGTACAATAGCAGTAGGTAAAATTTTTACTGTTACTGCGGCCGCTGGTGCTGGTACTTCTGGTACTGCTGCTGAGTGCGGAATTTGCACACTAGCCGACGAAGCCGATGCCGCATTATCTACAGGAAGTATGACAGTAACTTATACTGATGTAGGATCAAGTGCAGTTCGTCTCAAACGTTTTAGCAACAAACATGGAATTTCATTTGCAAATAATCCAGTGTTGTTAAACTTCTTTAACATACTAGATGACACAGTAAAGATTGGTGGATCAGGTTCATCTGCATCACCTGCAACACGTGATTTAGTACAAGTTGAGAATCCTTCATTAGGTTAATAGATAGTTTTTTTAACTAACCAAACCCTCATTGTATTAAGTACAGTGAGGGTTTTTTTATGAGTGCAGCTTTTATATTAGGCAATGGAAAAAGCAGACTTAGTGTTGATTTGACAAAGTTGTTGCCTCTTGGTGCAACATATGGATGTAATTGGCTTTGTAAAGATTTTACACCCGACTGCCTTGTAGCAACAGATCGACCAATAGCTGATGCTATTCAACAAAGTGGATATGCACAAAACAATAGGTTCCATACTAGAAAGCCAATTTTAGAACTAGGCGGAAAAAGTTTACATAATCAGTATAAAGGATTTAGTAGTGGACCAAACTGTGCGGCCCTTGCTTGCATTGATGGACACAGCGACATCTATCTTATAGGTATGGATCTCGGAACCACGAATGGTATGTTCAACAATGTCTATGTAGACAAGCAATTTTATAAAAAAGAACTTGACCCTCCTACATTTCCAGGAAATTGGGTTAACCAACTTGTAACGTTGATCACAGAAGATTTTAAAGATAGAAGATTTTATAGAGTTGAAGGCATAGAAAGTGCTTTTGTGAAACAGTTTAGTAAAATAGACAACCTTAGAATCTTATCAATGGAGAGCTTTATTGAAATGGTAAATACTGCTAGAGGTCCATTATGAATACAAAGAAAAGAATTGACGGCGATTACTATATTGAAACTATCAATAATGGTGACAGGGTTATAATTCAAACCACTGCTATGGCAGTTACTGGTAACTTAGAAGTAAGTGGAAATTTAACCTATATCAATACCGAGCAACTTGATGTTAAAGATCCTTTTATATTGCTTAATGATAGTAATACTTCAACATATTCGTCAAATTCCGGTATTATAACACACAAAACTGCCACTTCCTATGCTGGGTTACGATTCAATAATACCGATGGTAGATGGGAAATCAGCACGTCAACGGATACTGCTGGTACATCAGGTACTTGGAACGAGATTGGAACTGCGGAGGCTGGCAATGTTGCTGGTGCAAATACTCAAGTACAGTTCAATGACGAAGGAAGTTTTGGTGCAAGTGCAAATTTTACTTTCACTGACACTAGCCAACTTAATGTTGCTGGTAACATCAATCTTACCGCAGGGTTACAATTAGCAGATAGTTCATCGCCTGGATCAGTTTCAAATACAACTGTGTTGTATGGAAATGTTGCAGGCAGTGGTGGAACAGGTGTTTACTTTGTGGACGGATCAACCGAAGATGAACTAGTAAGCAAAAGCAAAGCAATTGTTTTTGGAATTATATTTTAAGGAACTAAAATGGCAATACAAACCGCAAACGTTAGTAACAGTGCAACAACAGTTTATACAAGCACAAACAATACTGCAATTACCTATCTTGCATTAACAAATGCAACAGCGGCGGCAGTGAATGTTGATATACATATTGTCCCAAGTGGTGATAGTGTTGGTAACATAAACTTAGTTGCAAAAACTCTAGACATTGCTGCAACTGATTCTTATCAACTCTATTCAGGTGGAGAAAAACTTCTGCTTGAAAACGGAGATACTGTTCAAGTAACTGCAAATGTAGCAAGCGGAGTAAATTCTGTAACTTCATTCACAAGTATCTAATATGGCAACTGGAGTTTTTCTTAAAAACAGAGAGGTACCATCAGGTTCTACCAGTATCCGTATTCCTTTTGGTGCTACCAATGAACGTCCAACTGATCCTGTTTTTGGAGTTTTTAGATATAATACCAGCACAGGCAGTATGGAATACTTTGACGGAACTGTGTTTCAGCAAGTTGCAAAAAGCGGCGAAGCTGATATTACAGTGGATAACTTTACAGGTGATAATAGCACACTTACATTTACACTAAGCACAAGTGTAAGTGCCGCTGACCAAACCATTGTATTCATTTCAAATATCTATCAACAACCATCTACCTATAGCATTACCGGTGGCGGAAATGATATCACGTTCACAGGTGCACCTGAATCGGGCGAACCAATAAACGTAATTCACGGACTTGGCAACACACCTTAACAGTGCGATAAATACTGCAAAGTTTAAGGATATAGTTTAAATGGCAATTGCAAGAGTCACCGGTAAAGCCCTCGCAGATAATCTAGAGAGAACCGCTAACCTAGCCATTGACACAAGTACATTTTTTGTTGATGTAGAGAATAATCGTGTTGGTATAGGAAGCAATACTCCAACAGTCACACTAGATGTAGCTGGTAGCAGTAATATTGCAAACATTTCTATTGCAGGAAATGCTATCAGTGCGGAAGGTAACTTAGATCTAAGTGGCAGTAATGTTAATCTTGGTGCCAACAGTGCAGTGATATTAACTGGCGGAACATCAGGACAAATATTATCAACTGATGGATCAGGATCTTTAAGTTGGACAGATCCTGCAAACATTGACAGTGTCATAGGAAACACAATTGATCTTGGCACACCTGCTGATGGTAGTTTAACTGCAAATGTTGCATATGATGGATTTACGGCTAATAGCAAAGTAACCGACAGTATTGATGACCTCAATCAAGTTATTCTCAATGTAGGAAACAGTACTTTTGTAGGACAAGCAAGTTTTACTGGAACACCAACTTCCGGACCTAGTCCAACTACAGTTGTTTTTACTGGCACTTTTGTTGGAAATGCAAATGCGTTTGAATGGGACTTTGGAGACGGCAATACAAGTACTTCACAAAATCCTTCGCATACCTATGCCAATGCTGATGGCGGACAATTTACTGTATCTTTTACTGCTAAAAACACAAACGGCACATTAGATGGCAATATTGCCGCTGGCGCCAAAGGCAGTGCTGATAGTTTTACACGAACAAATTATATAACACTATTTACACCAACACCTATTCCAAGTTTTACCCTTGATGACAACACAATTGATTCAGGTGATACTGCTACTATTACAAATACTAGCCAGTTTGTAACAACCAGTTTTGATCTTAGTTGGGGACAAGGTGCCAACGTACAACCTGCAGTTGACTTTACTACTGAATCTAACACATATACCAACACAGGTGGTGATACTCAGTATGATATTGTACTAACAGGAACATCAAATACTGCTGGAGCAAGTCCAGTGTCTGTATCAAGTGATCCTACTACTATAAGTGTGTTTACAGCTCAAACCACAACATTTACATCCAACGTGACCAGAGTGGTAAACGAAGAAGCAACCTCAGGAGGTGTAGTAGAGTTTACAAATACTACTTCAACTGATCCAGGAACCACTGCTGTTTTTGGAAGCCAGCAAAAATATAGATACACATTTGGTGATGGAAACGTTAGTAATGTTAATATACAATCAGGTGTTGCAGGTAACCCAGGTAGCACCTTAGATCATACCTATGCTCTAAGCAGTAGCCAACAAGCTAATGGAAATACAATTACATTTCAGACACAACTTGAAACGTTAACTGGTCACTCAAGCAGTCCTTTTGCGGCGGCAAATATTGCTATAATTGTTGAACCTGATATAAGAAGTATTTTTACTGGAACAACAGTAATAGCCAGTGATAGAACAGGTGATACTGCACAAGATGGATATCTGTTCACAGATTATAGAACAGGCTTGTCCACAACTGACAGAGGTTTAGTTACATTTCAAAACACCAGTGAAAATGTCACCACAACAAATTTTACTTTTGGTGATGGTAATACAACAGGAAACATTACAAGTGGTGCAGGAACACCAGGAGCCGCAAATATTACAAACAGTTATGGAACTGTTAGCAGTTTTACAGTTGCTCTTACATCATCAGGAACTCCTGATACTATTGCACAAACAGATACAGAAACAAAAACAAATTTTATTACAATCAATGCCAACCCGACTGCACCAACTGCACTGAGCGGAAAGACTCTTAGTTTGCAAGACGCAAGCCAAGGCACAAGTCCATTGTTGGCAGCTAATGCAACTGATAACAGTGGCGGAAACATAGTTGCCGCAGGTAGTAGTGTAACTAGATATACCACAACCACAACAATTAACACAAACAATGTTACTGATGCAAATACTGCTATCTCAGGAAATTTATCAGCAGTGTTCAACGGCAGTGAAGCTGGTAATGTAACTTTTACTGCAGATGGAGATGCGGCAGGTACCTATACAGATCTCATAGTTGTAAACGATGGTGATGCACACGACGAAATCAGTGCAAGTGCCTATCCAACAGGGTTTGCCAAGGTGTTCGACGCAAGATGGCAAAGAGCCCTAAGCGGAATCAGTGTTGGTTATAACGATGCAAAATTAAGTCACACAACTGCTGGTGATACCAATCTTGTAGATTTTGTTAAAGACGACATGACTGATGTTCCTACAGTTGTCCAGGGTAACGCAACCATCACAGAACAAACTGCAGGAACTTATAGATACATATCTGGAGTTCCATATTATAACACAGGCTCTCCGGCAGTTACAATATCTGGTTTAGAAGTATCAAACCTTACAGGACAAACATACAGGAACACAACACAACCAATACAGTTTACCACAGGTACATTGGCTGAAAGCACCACAGGTAGTATTATAAACACACAAACAAAAACCTATGGTGATATTGACGGTACGCCAAGTTTTGTTACTGCTGGTATAGTAGATGCCGATGTTGGTGTATCATCTAACCAACAACTTGGTAACATCACAATCAGTATCAACGGTACTGCAAGAGCAGTTGGCTATCTAGACAGTCAGATGTTTAACGTTAATGGATCTAGTTCAATTGTTAATGTTACTGACAAGTACATACAAATCTACAGTGCCAGTTTATCAGGATTTGACGAAGGAAACATACCAGTAAGTGATTCTCTTGGAAGTGTTTATGATGATGATGGTTTGAGAATCGAAGGCTTAGGAACTGCTGCGGACAATCCAACCTTTGCAGATCAGAATTGGTACACAGGAAATGTGTGGAGTGGAGCTGAAACTATTGCTGGTACAAGCGAAGCAGTTGTGCGTTGGGGCACGCTAAGTCATTTTACTACTGATTTAAGCAGTGGTTATCTTCCAGCAGGTCCTGATTTGAACACAAGTAGATCTGGAACACAATATTTTACTTTTGCCTTTAGAAGGGCAACTGTTGCTAACTTTGACATCAGTTTGAACAGTAGTACTGGAATTACTGGATTGTGGATTGCCTCTCCTGGCACTGCAATTGATAGTGCCAGTACAATCAATGGATGGGTAGACGGAACTATTCAATATGCTGGTTCAGGAGTTCCTGGTGCAGATACAGGTAACGGCGGAAATGGTAGCAACGGGTGTGCTCTAACTGGTGCTGACGTTATTCCAACTGGCACCAGTATAAATGCAGCCTATACCATGACACTAGGAAGTGCAAACAGTTCAAACGCTACAGGCAACAACATTCTTGTGCGTATAGCACTCGCAAGTGGCGAAACACTTACCAGTGTTAGTGTAGGAGTAGCAAGCTAATGGCACTAGCAGATAGCACCAAAGTAGACTTTTTATGGAAAAAACTTGGTTTTGGAGTTGCAAAAACTGCACCTCCTGCTAATAAAGAAGCATTCAACGAGAGTATTCCATCACCACTGTTAATGCGTGCAGATAAAGTATGGCAGAGTTCGGCATCAATACCGGGCGTGAAACCCAGTTCTTCTAGCAGTATTGTTGAAATATACCAAGACGCTGCTGGAGGTAGTGCTACAGTTGAAACTACCGAGGATCTAACTGCTCCAGACAATCAAACTTGGAAAACCAATTTAACAGATTGGATTCCAACTGAATTTGGATCAACCTATTTGGTTAAAGTTTATGTAGATAATGCTGGTGCAGCCAGCCCACAAAGCACAGGTACACAATTATTCCAAGCAGGTAGCGGAAATGAAGATGGTTGGTTTTTTGATTATCAAGCAGGTGTGCTTAACTTCAATGGCGATAATATTCCTAGTCAAATAGGAACAGGTGTTACTGGTAAATCAATTTATATTGTTGGAGCTAGATACGTTGGTCCTTTTGGTGTAGGTGGCGGTAGTTCCATTGGTAATTTGACTGTAACTGATACTACAATAAGCACTAGCAATGCTGGCAGTGATATAGTATTAGAAGTAACTGGTAACGGAACTGTCAACATTGATACAACCACTGCACTCCAGATTGCGGTTGGTAATACTGCACAACGTCCTGCAACTCCGTCAACTGGTGATCTTAGATTCAACACCACAGAAACCGTAGTCGAAGTTTACAACGGAACAGGTTGGGAAACTGTTGGTCAAGACACTACAACAATTACAAGCCAAACCTTCTCAGGTGATAATAGTACTGTTGCATTTACTTTAAGTTCTAGTGCAACCACTACTAGTGTTATTGTAAGCATAAATGGCACAGTACAAACTCCTACAACTGCTTATTCAGTATCAGGAACCACACTTACTTTTACAGAAGCACCAGCAAGTGGTGATGCTATTGAAGTCAGACAGATCACTGCAACCACAACTGTTACTGCGATCACAAACGGAACAGGTAACGCTATTACAGTAGATACAAACGGAATTGCACAGTTTTCAACTATTCATAGTCTACAACTGCCAACGTACACAGTTACTGAAGCAAACGCCCTTACAAACACATCTGCTGGACAGATTATATATGTAAGTAACGGTGATAGCGGGAGCCCTACTTTAGCCGTATACAACGGTTCAACTTGGCAAAAAGTAACCTTCTCTGGTAATATCAGTAGTGCATAAATTGGTTCTCAAAGGACCGTAAAAGCATCTTTATAAAAATTACA